TGTCTCCATTGATGACCTATTGTTGAACGCTCAGTTTATCCCAAAGATTGATGAGGCGATGCAACATTATGACATCAGATCCGTCTACACCCAAGAAGCAGGATTTGCTCTTGGTAAAATTGCAGATCAGAACATCCTTAGGTTAGCCATTAAAGCTGCCCTTTGTGAAAACGCTACTATTGCAGCTCTTACTGCTCATAGTAAAGGTATGATCCAAGACTACATTGCCTTTGATGATGAAGATTTCACAGGTAACGTGGTTATTGGTGGTGATACTACTACTACTGCCACTGCAAAAGCTAATTCTCGTGAGCCAAAGCACATCGCACAGTCAATCATGGATGCCAAGCGTATCCTTGAAAACAATGATGTCCCAGGTGAGCCTTTCGTAGTTATGTCAACTGACATGTACTATGACATGTTTAAACAGTCTGGAACTTCTGGTATTGACGATTTCATGATTTTTAATCGTGATGTTGGTGGATCTGGAAGTATCTCAAGTGGACAGGTTCCAAGGATTCTTGGAATGCCTATCTATGTGACCAATCATCTTGGATCTTATGATTCCGTAGGTGGAACCACATGGACTTCTGGATTATGGACACAAGCAAGTACATCAGCAACTGATGCTACTCGTTCTGGTGTTCATAAGACAATGACTACTGCTCCTGGATGGGGTTCAAACCAACCATTGGCTACTACAGTAGGTTCAGGTAGGACATTTCAATACGATGCTCCTGCTGCAACATCTACTGCATGGGATACCCATGTAACCAATACTGGTGCAACCAGTTCTAACGGTGCAGCACGTAAAACCGCATACGTTTCTGACGTTGCGATGCGTGTACAAGCATTGGTTATGACCAAAGATGCAGTGGCTACTGCAAAGCTCATGGATCTCAGTGTTGAGAGCGAGTACCAGATCAACCGACAAGGTACTTTGATGGTGAGCAAATATGCGATGGGCCATAATGTACTTCGCCCAGCGTGTGCCGTTGCTTTGATCCAGCCTTTATAATCTAAGCAACACTTAGTCAACCTTAAGGGGAATCTTAGTATATCTAGGGTTCCCCTTTTTTTTCATTTTATCCCATGACTCCTACATCAAAATTAGAAGCAGTTAACATAATGCTATCTAGAATTGGGGAAGCACCAGTAAACTCCCTCACCTCTGGATTAGAAGATGCAGAATTAGCCGAAACAATACTCCTAGCAACAAGTAGAGAAGTACAGTCTAAGGGATGGGTTTTTAATACAGATCTTGATTACTCTCTTACACCAGATGCCACCACAAAGCACATTAATCTACCCTCTAATACATTAAAAGTAGATACCAGAAACACTGTAAGAAAATCAGCTACTGATGTAGTAGAACGTGGTCGCAGACTTTATGACAGATCAACGCATACTTACGAGTTCACAGATAACGTAAAGGTAGACATAGTAACACAACTGGATTTCAATGATCTTCCAGAACCAGCAAGACGATATATTACACTTAAGTCTGCCAGAGTATTCCAAGATGCCGTACTAGGGTCAGAGTCTCTTCACCAATTTCATAGGCTTGATGAAAACCAAGCATGGATAGAACTACAAGATTACCAAGCAGACACAGGAGACTTTAATATCTTCGATAGTTATGATGTAGCAGAGACCATTCTAAGAGATTTCCAGTACGTTACCTCAGATTCTTCTTCAATAGCCAATACTACTTAATATTATGCCTTTAGTATCTGGAAGTATACCTAACTTTGTTAATGGTATATCACAACAACCAGCACCTTTAAGGCTACCTACTCAAGGAGAAGTACAAGAGAATGCAATATCTTCTGTAGTAAAGGGATTATCTAAAAGACCTCCTTCTGAACATGTAGCCAAGCTTTCAAATGCTGGAGGTTCCAATCTTACACAAAGTACTGATGCGTTCTTTCATACGATAAGAAGAGATGAAAACGAAGCGTATGCTTTAGTTGTTACACCAGATAACAGTGATAACAGAGATAAACTAGCATTATTTGATCTTACTGGTGCAGTCAGTGCTGGTCCAGGATCTAGAGTTCCTGTTTACACCAAAACAGATAATGGAGATTTAAGAGAACTTAATACATCTGGAATGGTCGCTACGTTTAATGACCTTTCTCCATCCCCTAGTAGTGCATGGCAAATAAATAAAAGTTGGACTAATGTATCACAGTTAAGTACTGACGGAAGTGGTACTGGAATTAAAGTAAGCATTACTACCGATTCTAATGGAAATCCTACTATTACAGCAGTAACAAGTGGTGGATCAGGTTATGGTGCAAACGATGATATTACTTTTAGAGACCCAGGAAACACCTCTAATACTGCCACAGTAACTGTAGATGTATTTACAAATGTAACATTACCTTATATTACCGATGGTATGTCTGAAACTGGTGCAGATGCATCTACAGATTTTACTGCTACTACCGTTGCTGATTATACATTCCTTGTAAACAAACGTGTAACTGTAGCAAAAGATCCTTGGACTTCTGCTCCTGCTCGTAACTACGAGGGTATGGTATTTGTTAAGAAAGGGTCTTACGCAAACACATATAAAATAAGAGTAAAAGATGCCAATGGTGCTGTTTTATTTTCCGCAGACTACACAGTACCTCCAGGTGTAACTGAGACTGTTACTACTAACACACTAGATGGAAATAATGTAACTAGCTCAGATACTGAACAAACTACAACTGAAGCTTTTGTAACTACACAGCATATAGCACAGGCATTATTCAGTGGTAAACATTCAGAAAGCACTACCAATAGTGCTGGACAAACATCTACAACTTCAGATCCTGGACAACAAACTGCACAAAGCGCAACCGCAGGATTTTTAATTGCTGCTAATGGAAGCAGTAATCTTACTCCAGTTACTGGTACATCTGCCACTGGTGTATATGGTCAAATAACTTCTGGTGGACTCACAACTTATCTTAAAAATGGCATTAGTATGCAGATGCAAGCAGAAAGTAGCATCATATACTTTGCCAGTAGTACTGTTAATTTTACGGTTGAAGTAGAAGACGGTGAAGGATACGGAAACATTGTTGGATACAATGGTCACAATGAAGTATCTACGTTTACCAAATTACCTCCAGAAGGACCACCAATAAACTTTACTACTAAAGTGGGTGGAAGCCTTGAAAAGAACCAAGATGATTACTACGTATATTGGAACGGAGATAACTGGAAGGAAACCAACCAACCTAAAAGACCAAATACAAGTATAGATGATGTAAGAGTAAGTTTCGATTCTACTACAATGCCTCATCAAATATACAAAGCACAGGATGACAGTAGTGGTTCAGTCACAGGAACAGCAAACAAGATATATTTTGTATATTCAACAGTAACTTGGGATAACCGAAAAGTAGGAGATGAAAATACTAATCCATTTCCTTCATTTTCAGGGTTTAAAATTAATGACATATTCTTCCATAGAAACCGTTTAGGATTCCTTAGTGACGAAAACGTAATCTTCAGTGAAACATCATCATTCTTTAATCTTTTTGCTACCACGGTGCTTACAGTAGTCGATAGTGATCCTATTGACCTAGCGGTATCCAATAACCAAGTATCCATTCTTAAACATGCAGTGCCTTTTGATGAGTCACTGATCATGTTCTCAGACCTTCAACAATTCAAATTGACAAGCACGGATGCCCTAACACCTCTAGGTGCTACCATCGATGTTGCTACACAGTTTGAGACCTCTACTAAAGTAAAGCCTGTGGCTGCTGGTAAGTTCATTTACTTTCCATTTAAACGAGGGACTTTCTCAGGGTTACGTGAGTACTACGTGGATATGACTACAGAAAGTAATGATGCCCAAGAAATAACTGCACATTGTCCTGAGTATCTAGACGGTACAGTAACTAAACTTGTGTCATCATCTAATGAAAACATACTTATAGTTGGTACTAACGATGACAAAAAGAAACTATATGTATACAGATGGTTCTGGGACAACAATCAGAAGCTACAGTCATCATGGTCCAAGTGGATCTTCGATGCAGATGTAGAAGGGTTTACTTTTCTTGGTTCCGATATTTACTTATTGTTTAATAGAACTGATGCGTGGTACTTAGAAAAGATTAACTTATCTACTGATGATGCTACCTCTGTAATGCTGGACAAACAACCAGTATTACTTGATAGAAGGGTAGCTCTTAAAACTGGTGCAACAACCAGTGTTCCCTACTCTAATAGTAATCTCCAATATGTAGTAGAAACAGGAGAGATAATACCAGCTTCTAAATTAACTTCTGTGCTTGCTCAAGGTACTTCAAGGTGGCAACAACTTGTTACCGCAGGAACCAAGAGTGGGACACCTACTGTATACGCAGGAATACCCTACACATTTAAGTACAGAGTTTCAGAACAAGTAGTTAAACAAGATGGAGAGACTATTACTTCTCAAATAACCCAGTTAAGAAACATGAGTATCATGTATAACGACACTGGGTACTTTCAAGTAGAAGTAACTCCTGACCTTAGATCCAAAAGAACCAATAGATTTACCTCACTTCTTGTAGGTGCTTTTACTCTTGGTAGACGAGCACTTCAATCGGGTAAGTACAGATTTCCAATCCTTGCTAGGACTGACAAAGTTACCATAGATATACTTAATGACACCTATCTACCTTGTGTGTTCCAAAGTGCAGAATGGGAAGGATTATCACGACTTAGATCACAAAGGATATAATTATGCCCTTCTTAGCAGCAATCCCTGCAGCAGCTTGGTACTTTATGGCTCAAATGGCAATTACTTACTACATGATGGAGCAACAAGCTCAAGCTGCAAAAGAACAAGCTGATGCTCAAACTGAAATGGCAAAAAGAAATGCCGAACTTCAGGGAGAAATGCAGGAAAAGGCTCAAGATCAAAACCTTGAAAAAGCCAAGCAGATATCATTAGCAGAAGCACTAGAACGAGAGAAACTATCGGAACAAAAGGTAAGCCAAAACATACAATATAAAGAAGCTTACGGAAGAAATGTAGCTCAGTTAGGTGACTTTAGTATGACAGGTAACACTGTCAATAGAATCTTTGGAACTATTGATCGTAAATTGTCAGAAAATAAACTGTCTATTGATAGAGACATTGAGACTTTAGGAAGTAACTTTGCGTTTGCCAGAAGTAACCTACAATCCCAGACAGACATGGGTGTACTTGGGGCCGATATTAACATCAATGCATTTAAAACTGGTGAACACATGGGTGTAGATCCTCAAGCAGCATGGTTATCTACTGGATCACAATGGATGAGCCACGGTGCAGATGCATACAGACTACATAAAACAACGTAATGGCTGAAAAAAGA